AACACGCTCAACGCCGCGTTGGAAGACACCGCAGGGCAGATCCGCATTCCGCATTCAACGAAGTTCAACGCCGAACGCGTGAAAGCCGACCTCGGGCTGATCGGCGGGACCTGGGAACGGTTCAAGAAGGACGCGACCGATCTTTCGAAGCGGACGGTGTCGAAAGCGGAGGCGACCAAATATTTCCTCGATGTGCTCTACCCCGACCAGGAAGAGGTCGACCTCGACGCCCATCGTCCGATGCTCGAACTCGTGACTTCGATCTACTTGACCGGCATTGGCCAGAGCACCAAGACCGCGCAGGGTACAGCCTGGGGGTTGGTCAACGCGATCACCCGGTTCACGGACCACGAGCGTAAAGCCACCAGCACCGACACCCGGCTACAGTCCGCTTGGTTTGGTGCGGGTGCTCGGATGAAAAAGAATGCATTGACAACGGCACTCGCTCTGTTATAATGACCGGTGCGGATCGCCTTCCCCGGTCCGCTTCTCCTGTTGATTGGGTTTTCGACGTTTCGGGGGGTCACGCAATGGACCCCCCATTTTTCACACACGAATAGAGGACTTTTCACCCATGGTACGCAAAAAAGGTAAACTCACCACCCCCGAGATCGACGAGCATGAAGCGCTCACCTTTCACCCGCTCGACCCGAAGAAGGTGTTCGAGGAGCCCGAGCCCACCCCGGAGCCTGAACTCCCGTCCGAACCCGTAAAGACCCGGTACACGCGCGACGAAGCGATTCACACGATTGCCTCCTACGAGTGCGAATCCTCGACCCATTCGCAGGTGTACGAAATGCTCACCGGGGCGATATTGCCGCTGCCCTTTAAGACCAACGCGGTACTGGCCAAAATCCTCGCCGACTGGCTCGGGGTGGAGCAGGTGGAAGTGTACTCGACGAACGATTGTGTGAAACGCTGGTACGTCTCCGCCGAGTCTCGGGTGTGAAGACTTACTTGGCCGGTGAGGCCTTCTGGCGATCGCCCGTCGAACACCCGCCACCGCTCGGCGTCAAAATGCTGCTGCTTAACCCCAGCGGCGTGTGCGTGATCGGGACCTGGGCGGATTGGGCGCTCGCTTGGGCACCACTCCCCAAAATCACGCCTGAAATGAAGAGCCATTTACTCAAATGATGCCGTTCGTCCGATCCGACGAGCGGTAGGTTCAAAATACCCATTTGGACTTGACAAGGTATTGTACGGGTGTTATAATAGAGGTTCGTTAGTAGCAAACATTCCACCCAAACCGATAGAGGAAAACGAAATGAACCAAGCCACAGTCACCACCGCTCGTGTAATCCCCACCGACGACCTCGTCAAGATCCTCGCCGTCAAAGGCGGATGGACCACAGTCGCCGACGTCGGTAACGGTCGCGAGTACAAGGTCCGCAATTCCGCGTTGCACATGATTGTCGAGACCCCAGTCAAGCCCCCGGTCCTGGCCGAAGAAGTCCGCGCACCGAAGGTTGCCGCTCCTCGCGAAAAGCTCCCCCTCGAGCAGCGCAAAAATGGAGTGGTGGATTCGCTTTACCTGCAGTTCTACCAGAACTACGCCAAGACCGTGAACGGCAAGACCGTCCGTTCGATGGACAAGGGCGATTTCGTGGCCGTAGAGCTTCGCAAATGCGAAACGCTCGAGCAGGTTTACGCCTTCGTCTCCACCCAAATGGGACTCTCCCGTGCCGATTTGGTCTCGCGCTTCGCACACTTGAACGTCGGGATGCAGCGCATGAACCTCGGCAACATGCTTCGCCGTTACTTGAAAGGAGCGTAATGGACACCACCCCCACCAACACCCGGGTCCGCCTCTCGAAGGGGCGGTTAGCCGGAGAAATGCTGCACGAAGGTCGAGTCTACAAGTTCGATTGCTCGATCTCGGGCCAAGACATCGACGCCGAATTCCGGACCGTGGGCGAGGAGCCCTTCGACCGGTGGGAGGCGTTTAAAGCCCTCGAGGCCTGGATTGAGGCGCACCTCTGTGGATAGTTGGCCTTTTCCCTTTGGTGACCGACCCGACGGCACCCACCGCGCGATCGGGGAACCGGTCGCCCCACCCACCCTTGCACTTGTGGAAGACACGATGAGCTTTGAACTCGCAGTCGACGAACACGCCCCGCGTACGGTCGGGGACCCGTTTTACATCCCCTGGTGGGCGAAAGTGCCCAAGCTCGACGGGGAACCGAAGACTTACCGCGCCTGGGACGGCACCGAGATCCGGGGCGGAAAGATCGTGACCCGTGGGTCCTCCTTCCGGGGGTTCGAGGCCACGATGCGTCAGCCGCAGGAGGTCGTTCGGAGCGAGACACCCCCGCCGAGCCCTCCGGAGGTACTTCCGTTGCGCTCGAAGCCTGCGGTTAAGGCTAATATACCGGACTGGGCCTCCGAGGCGCTCCGTGAGGCCGGGAAGTGCCCAGACGCTAGGGCGAAGCTCTGCGCCATGCACGGCATCGATTACGCGGCACTGGTCGCGGGTGCGCCGAATGCCGGGGTGGCCACGATGCGGATCGTGAATGCGTTGCGCCGTTCGTCGAAAAAGTAACCGTTCGTCGGACGACGGGGGTTGACGGATTCACAGGGTGTTTCACCGGTGTTATAATAGAGGTTCGGTAGTAGCAAGACATTAACCAATAGAGGACAGCGAAATGAACATCATCAAATCAGTCACCGCCCGGATCGAAGAAGCCCGTCAAGGCACCAAGACCGCCCCCTGCAAGAATTACGCCACCGAAGCTGCAGCCGAGAAGGCCACCGCCGAAGCTGCGCTCCGCGTCGGACGCGAATTCGATCGCGAAGGTCGCACTGCCCGCTACATGGTGCTGTTTATCGCCTCCTGGGGTCGCTGGGTCGGCGTGATCGACCAGAGCGAGGTGATGATGCGCCGCACATCGACCGGCGGATTCCTCGGAGTCGCTCCCGGATTCTTCCGCTACTAATCCCCTGGGGCTTCGGCCCCACCCCAAATGCAAGGAGTTTACATGAGAAAAAGACTTTCGGCGATGGACCAGTCCTGGGTCGACCAGGAAATGAGAGAAAAAGCTCGGCTGTACCCCACCTGCGGGTACCGCAAAATCGCCGCGATGCTAAAACTGGACGGGTGGGCCGTGACTGAAACGCAGGTCAAGAGGCTGTGGAAGCTCGCCGGATTGAAGGCGTCGCGATGAGCGCGGAAAAGAACTTGTGGGGCTGGCTGGACCTTCGCCTCGGGGGCCATTGGTTCGCGCAACGCGTCGAGAACGAGGTCGGACGCGACACCCCGGACGTGTGGTTCGCGCTCTACAAGCTTCGCGCGGTCTCGGGCTGGATCGAACTCAAGGTCCTCACCGATCTACCCAAACGCCCCGGCACGCCGCTCCGCCTCCCGAAGTGGACCGCTGGGCAACGCAATTGGGCGGTTTCGGCACACCGGCACGGGGCTTGGTGCTTCCTGGGGCTGCAGGTCCTGGAGCGCCAAGAGTTCTACCTGATCCCCGGGCACGAAGCTGTACGGCTGGTCGAAATGCAGGCGCCACACGAGGAGACGCTCCAGACGTTGCGGATGCGGGGGTTGTGTGTGGACCAAACGACTTCACGTGAAACACAAACGCGACGACTAGTTGACACGCTGCACCAGCCGTGGTAAGATTCGCGGATCCGTCCACCCTTGGGCGGTGTGTGGCACCCTCGCTACACTGGCCGAGACCCGTCTCGCGCCGAGCTTGGCAGCAGCCGAGCGTGTTCCATTGTTCCATCATGATGGAACACAGATGGAACGGTCAGAAGCCCCGTACGACGGACCAAAGCGGCAATTGTTCCATTGTTCCATGCATATACCCGTATATATCTCGTGTTCGAAAACCTGAATATGGGGGGGATATAGATGGAACGGTGGAACAGAAGAGGGCACATCAAGAGAAGCCCCGAGGGACGGGGCCTTTGGGCAAGTGGGGTTGTTCCATTGCTGTTCCATCTTGGTGGAACGATGGAACGGGTATGACCACACCCGTACTACACCTGCAGACTTCCAGACGACAAGGTATCGTCACTCACCACGCAGGGCTGCACCTCGGCCTCGTACGCAGATGCATGAAAGAGATTCGCGAAATGCTTGGTGGAACAGTTGTGGAACACGTTGCGCTTGTGGTACACTTCGCGTCATGGCTGGAGTGAAAATCGAACCTTTGCCGGTGGTGGACGTCGACGCGGTGGGTGAAGAAACACTGCGTGAGTACGAGCGCCGCGCGGGTATCACGTACGCGATGCTTTATGACATGGTGAAGCAGGACCGTGTTCGTTTTAAGGAACGAGGGGTCGAAGAAGACGCCGAGTCGTTAGTTTATTGTGTCCCGGGTGTTGAGGGTGTCGGACGCCTATGGCGTTTTGAACGCACGAAAGCCTACCGCATGCTGCAAATCCTGGCCGAATTCCGAGACGGACCCGAGAACGCGAAATTTTCTTTAAGACACGCGTACACGTCCGCCGAAGTCAGTCGGGGTGCGTTGACCGTTTGGCGTCGTGATCATCCGATGTTCGATAGTCTGATGGAGGACATCCAACTCGAAATGGTCGACACCATGAAAGCCGAGGCCTACCGACGCTCGGTAATCGGACACGACGAGCCCTTGGTACACCAGGGTGTGAAGACGGGCGAAACGATCAAAAAGTATTCTGATTCCCTGCTGCAGTTTACCCTGATGGGGTACGACGCGAAATTCCGAGCCAAAGACGTGAACGTCGCGGTGTCGGGTCAACTTAACACGAACGTTAACATCGAGGGACTCCGTGATCGACTTGCCCAGCGATTACAGGCGGTCGCCAAGTCGAAGATACAAGGCGAAGAAAGCCCCGATTGATCCGCACAATTTCTCGGATTTTGTGTCCGAGATGAGCGATCAGGAGGTGGTGGAGCTTTACTACGACTGGCCGACCTGGGCTCGACCCAACCAGATGGTCCCACCCGGTGAGGATTGGACGATCTGGCTCATTCTTGCCGGTCGTGGGTGGGGAAAGACTCGGTGTGGTGGTGAATTCGTGCGGTTTCACGTGGAACGAAAGCTTGCTTCACGCGTCGCGCTGATCGCCGAAGACGCGGGGGACGCCCGGGACGTGATGATCGAGGGCGAATCCGGGCTCCTGGCCATTTCGCACCCCTCGAACCGCCCGAACTGGGTGCCGTCCAAGCGCCGACTCGAGTGGCCTAACGGGGCGATCGCAACGATCTACTCGGACAACGACCCTGAGACCCTGCGCGGTCCGCAGCACGATCTTTTCTGGGTCGACGAGTTGGCGAAATTCCGCAACGCCAAAGAGATGTGGTCGAACCTCATGTTCGGGCTTCGTCTCGGTCAACGCCCACGCGGTGTCGTCACCACCACGCCAAAGCCAATTCCCATCGTGCGGGAGCTGCTCGAAAACCCGCGCGTCTTCGTTACCTCAGGGACCACGCATGAGAATTTCGGAAACCTCGCACCTACATTCCGTGATGAAATCATCGCCCAGTACGAGGGTACTCGACTCGGACGACAAGAGCTTTACGCCGAGGTCATCGACCCGGAAGATTACGGAATCGTCAAACGCGAGTGGTTCAAGCTTTGGGACTCCGATCGGCCATTCCCCGATTTTATGTACATTGTGCAGTCCTACGATTGTGCTTACACCGAAAAGACTATCAACGACCCAACCGCATGCTCCGTCTGGGGAGTGTTCAGGCCGAGTGAGGATTCACCTCTTTGCGTGATGCTGATCGACTGCTGGGAGGAATTTCTCGCCTACCCCGAGTTACGCCCACGGGTGATCAACGAGTACAAAGAGTCCGTGTACGGCGAACCGGGTAAAAAGACCGATTTGGTGCTCGTCGAGGAGAAAGCCTCGGGCATTTCGATCCTCCAGGACTTGCGCTACGCCGGGGTGCCGTGTCGTGGCTACAATCCGGGGCGAGCCGACAAGGTCCAACGGCTGCACATCGTGGCGAACATCATCGCCTGCGGCCGAGTCTACATTCCCGAATCGGTCGTGCACCGGGGCCAGCCGCGTGACTGGGCGGAAAAGCTCGTGTCCCAGATCTGCTCTTTCCCCGAGGCCGAGCGCGACGACCTGACCGACACGGCCACGCAGGTGTTGCGGTTGCTCAAAGACATGGACTTTTTACGCATCGACCCGGCTGAAGTCGCGCCGGATTACTACGACGACGAACGACCACGCAGGGTGAATCCTTATGCCCAATGATCTTCTGAAAACGATCGGCGACTATCTCAACCCCGAGGACGTGCTCACCCTGGCCGGACCGCTCGCGGCGTTCAAGCCCACAGCCGGGGTTACTGCTGCAATGTACGCACCGAGCCTGAACGAAAACGAGGCCGAGGAGTTGGACAAGATACGCGCCATGCGTCCCCCGGTCGCTGCTCCACGTGAAACAGCACAGACTCCTGAAATGCGGGATTTCGTGAATCGGCTCCGGTACGAGCAGTTCGTGGGTGATCTCCGTAAGCAGTACGGGCAGCACGCCGACCTGATGCTGCAGGGGTTAATCAAGCAAGGGTTGCAGGACGAAGCGCAACAGGCCCGGATGACCGGTCCACGTGCCAAGCCCCCTGCTCCTCCCGCCGCGCGGCACGAGGCGACCGTCCCCGAAGGGCGATTTCGCAGGTACGCCGAGGGCGGCATGATCGAGCACACCACGCCGGACATGTCCGACGGTGGGCGAATGATTTACACGGATTCGCTCGACTCCTACTCCGGAGGTGGTGGCGTCAAGGGAAAGACCGTGCAGCAAATGGCGGAAGAGCTTATTACTAAAGGGATCAAGACTGGTGCCGCACCTTCGAAAATGGTCACGGCCTCACCGAGTGCATCGCCCCCAAAGCTCCCGATGTCCGCGCAGGAAATGCAAAGAATGCAGGAGTCACCCGCCCGTAATTTAAGGTCACTTGGTGAGTCGATTGATCGGGAAGTGCGAAAGGTGCGCCGTTTGGATGAACTCGGTAAACCCGGGGCCAGTGTAGGTGCGATCCCTGCTCCACAGAACGCTGACGTTCCAGGGTGGCACATTACCTCTGATTTCCCGGGGATCCTTAAAACCGGGGCGATGACTAACCGAGATGTAGGGGCGAACAATATCCAGGGTTACCCACCGGCGCACGTTGGTGGGGCATACTTTTATTCCGACCCACGGCTGGCACTGAATAAGCGTGACGAGTTGTTAGAAATGGTCGGCTACGACCCCGATTACGCCGCAGAGATCCCGATTCTGCGAGCGCAGTTGAGACAAGGAAATCGTTTGGTTTCCGATGAAGATGTGGGGCTGAATATTCCGTGGCAGAAATCCTTCGAAGAGGGTAGCTTCGCCACCACGCGACCGGTGTTGCTAAATCAGATCGACCGAATCTACGCCGAGAACCCCGACTTAATAAAAGACATCATTCGGGACACCGTGGTGCGGCAACGTCGCTACAAAGACGGCGGGCCGGTCCAGGGATTCTCGAAGGGTGGCGATGCGAAAAAGACCGTGCAGCAAATGGCGGACGAATTGCTCACCAAAGGTGTGAAGACGCCGGACCTGTCGAGGCGAGGGTTCATGCGGTTGCCGGATCTGGGCGGTCCCAAGGAGTCGAAGCTCCCGGTACCGGCCAAAGACATGGAGCGCTTCCAGACCGAGAAGACCACGGTCGACCCCCTCTCGGGTTCGGTGGAGAAAGTGGTCGAGAAGGTCGCGCAAACGCCGATGTCCAGACGTCAGGTGCTGCAGGGCGCACTTGCCCAAACCGCGCAACGGATACTGCCCTCGGTGGCTATGCAGCCCGTGAAGGACGTGGCGTCCGAGGTGGCCAAGACCGTAATGAAGCCTACCGTCTTCTCGCCTTCGACCATTCAGGGTGCGATCGCCCAAGGGCTGAAGCTGGGACAAAGTGACGAGCAGATCTTGAAGGCGGTCACCCAGCAATTCGGGGATGCGGTCGATCCCGAAGAGCTGTTGGATGTTAAAATTCCCGCGATGAGGGATCCCGGTGAGTATTATTCGGTGGGTGAAGAACTCGGCGCACCTGGGCCACTGGAGATCTTTAGGACATACACCGACAATTTCGGTGAGGATAATCTTAAACAAGTGATGCGAGAAATCAGGTCCGCGAACCCGGAGTTGTACAAGACGCTCAAGGATGCGGCGAGGGACACGGACATGACTATCGCGGAAATGATGCCGAGCTTAACCTA